GGACCCAAGGGCGACACAGGGGCAACAGGGCGCACAGGTCCAACAGGACAAGGATCAACAGGGCCTACTGGACCTTCTGGTGCCACTGGATCTGGCCGCACAGGCCCAACTGGGCCTAGAGGCCCAATTGGTTTGCAAGGTGTGCAAGGTTCTCCAGGTATCCAAGGTGCCCAAGGAGCCACAGGGCAAAAAGGTGAAACTGGTGCAACAGGCCCATTAGGCGGGCCACCAGGGCCCAAAGGCGACACAGGCGCTACTGGAGATACAGGACCAACAGGAGAGACTGGCTCTACAGGTCCAGTTGGTCCAACCGGACCAACTGGGGTTACAGGGCCTACCGGTAATACCGGACCAACCGGCCCTACTGGAACAACAGGGCCCACTGGACCAAAAGGGACAGGGCCAACAGGCAACACTGGAGATACAGGCCCCACCGGTGTTACCGGCCCTACAGGACCTGAAATTACAGGCCCAACGGGACCAACAGGTGAAACCGGCTCTACTGGTGCTACAGGTCCTACAGGACCAGAAATTACAGGCCCAACTGGTGAAACAGGATCTACAGGTGTTACTGGACCCACAGGACCAGAAATTACAGGCCCCACAGGTGAAACCGGACCAACTGGTGAAACTGGCCCAACAGGGCCTATTGCAACTGGCCCTACTGGTGAAACCGGACCAACTGGTGAAACTGGTCCAACAGGGCCTATCGCAACTGGGCCAACTGGTGAAACAGGTCCAACAGGCGTAACAGGCCCAACTGGGGCAATGGCAACTGGGCCCACTGGCGAAACAGGTGTAACCGGGCCTACTGGTGAAACTGGGCCAACAGGGCCTATCGCAACTGGGCCAACTGGTGAAACAGGACCGACTGGCGAAACAGGACCAACAGGACCTACTGGCGAAACAGGACCAACTGGAGACACAGGGCCTACAGGAGATACTGGACCAACTGGTCCAATGGCCACTGGGCCCACGGGCGACACAGGACCAACTGGAGACACAGGGCCTACAGGAGATACTGGACCAACTGGTCCAACAGGAGATACTGGACCAACTGGAGATACTGGACCAACTGGGCCTATAGCGACAGGGCCAACTGGTGAAACAGGCACAACTGGTCCAACTGGGCCAACTGGTGAAACAGGCACAACTGGTCCAACTGGGCCCACTGGTGAAACAGGCACAACTGGTCCAACTGGGCCAACTGGTGAAACAGGCACAACTGGTCCAACTGGTGAGACTGGGCCTACAGGCCCTATAGCTACTGGACCTACTGGCGCAACAGGTGAAAGCGCAACTGGCCCAACCGGGCCAACAGGACCTATTGTTACAGGCCCAACAGGCCCCACTGGTGAAACCGGCCCAACAGGCCCCACTGGTGAAACTGGCCCAACAGGGGCTAGCATAACAGGCACAACAGGACCTACAGGAGATACAGGGCCAACTGGAATTGGACCTACAGGACCTACAGGAGATACAGGTCCAACTGGACACACTGGTCCCACTGGATCAACCGGGCCAACTGGGCCAACAGGTGCTAGCCTCACGGGCACAACCGGTGAAACCGGTCCAACAGGACCTACAGGAGATACAGGGCCAACTGGTCCCACTGGAACTACAGGGCCTACCGGTCCTAGTGGCCCCACTGGGCATACAGGCGCTAGCCTCACAGGCACAACTGGAACAACTGGTCCTGTGGGCCCCACAGGTAATACAGGAACTACTGGACCTGCAGGGCCTAGCAATGTAATCAATGCTACTGATACAACAATCAATGCCACATACTACCCATTATTTGTATCAGCAGCAAACGTAGATGATACTCCACGTATCCGAAGCACAGCAACCGCGTTCACATTCAATCCTGGAACTGGTGAGGTAAGTGCTGTGGATTTCAACAGCCTGAGTGATCAAACATTGAAGACAAACATAGTTGAGGTTTCTGATTCTTGGAGCATTTTGTCACAACTGAAGCCAGTGAGCTTTGACTGGTTACATACCAACAAAAGCAGTTTTGGTTTTGTTGCGCAGGAAGTGGAACAAATACTGCCTAGCATAATAAGCAACACAAGCCAAGGCAAAACTGTTGCGTATCTACAGCTGATTCCACTTTTGGTCAAGCATCTGCAGGATCAAACACATCAAGTGGCACAGCTACAAAACGTAATAGACTCTTTGAGGAAAACACTAGCAGGCGACTGATCTCAGTCGCCTGCTGGATATTGATTTTCCTGTTGAAAACAACTATCTCATACTATGAGATATAGTATCGTTGTGCCCACTTACAATCACTGTGACGACCTGCTGAAACCTTGCCTAGAGTCAATTTTCAAATACTCGCACATGCGAGATATTGAATTGATTATTTCAGCCAATGGATGTGTTGATAACACCAAATCATACTTGGCAGAATTACAAAACCACTTTCAAACCTTGGGCATGGAAGATCATTTCAAAATTGTGTGGAGTGACGCCCCTTTGGGGTTTTCCCGAGCCACAAATGCAGGGATTAAAGCAGCAACATGCGATTTAGTTGTTTTGTTCAGTAATGATGTTACATTACTAAGCCAAAACAAAGGAGTTTGGTTGGCTAGACTGGCAGCAGCTTTTGACGCTCACGAAGATTGTGGTATTTCTTGTACAAACAAAATGTATAGCGAGCATGCAGGCAGAGAGTTTGCCATTTTTTTCTGCGTTATGATTCACAAAAAGGTTTTTGAGAAAATTGGTTTACTGAATGAAGATTACGGTGTAGGCAGTGGTGAAGACATTGAATTCTCAATTGAAACAGAAAATGCAGGGTTCAAAGTAATTGAAGTGGCTGACAACACTATGGATCATAATTTGAAAATGTGGATAAGTGATTTTCCGTTGTATCACAAAGGTGAAGGCACAGTTCATGATCCAAGATTAGTGCCAGACTGGACCAACATTTTCACCCGGAACATGCTGAAAGTAGCCCAAAAATACAATCCCACATGGATTCAAACCAATAAGGGACAGTTTCCTTGGCAACTTGTGCAAGAAACTCTACCAAAGTTTCACAAAGCAATCAACCAACTGCAAACCAAAAACAATGTGTTGTTTGAGGAAATATTTAAAATCAATTGCTATAATGTAAATCAAAATGAGTTTGATGGTGCAACAGTTGTGGACATTGGTGCACATATGGGCACATTCAGCGTGTTCAGCTTAGTTCATGGGGCCAGGAGCGTGTTGGCTGTGGAGGCCAATCCAGTAGTGTATGACACTCACCTAAAAAGTGTAGCAAGCAGCTTGCCAGAAATAACCTTAGTGAACACAGCAGTAACAGATCAAGATGATCTACTGGTGAGTATTTTGAATGATGATGTCAACAGTCAACTTCAACCTTATAATCCTAAAAATCTCTCTGTCAAAACAATTTCTTTGGAGAGACTGTTAGCACAACACGATGTTCAAGGCAGTGAATTGATTTTGAAACTGGATATTGAGGGGCATGAGTTCAATGTGTTGCTGAATACTCCGATTGCAGTTTTGAATAGATTCAAAACAATTTTTGTGGAAGTGCACAACAACATGAATTCCAATCCCAGTTTCCAGGATATCAAAAAAATTGCGGAACATTTGGAAAACAATGGGTTCAAAAAAACATTTGAAATACCTTTGCTTTGGTTTGGCATAGATGGCACAGTAACACAAACTGGAGTATGGAATGAGAAATACGAAAGATTACCAGTATGAAAAAAGGAGTCTTGTGCAGCATCACCACCAAAGGGCGATATCACAGCACACTTGCCATGAGCATCATGAGTGTGGCAACACAAACAGAATTGCCAAATCACTTGGTTATCTTTGACGATAATGATCCTGTTGAAGACATAAGAGAAATCCCCACTCTGCGTCATGTTCTGTGCATCTTAGAAGAAAAAAAGCTGTCTTGGGAAGTGATTTTTGGAAGAAAACAAGGACCACATCACAATCATCAGATTGCAAACAGGATGGGATTTGAATGGGTCTGGCGACTGGATGACGACACAGTAGCTGAAGCCAATGCATTGAAAATCTTGAAAACTCATTTGGCTAGTGATGTGGGTGCGGTGGGTGGCAGTGTGCTTACACCTCCATTTTTGAAAAACACAAATGCCACAGGCCTTATCGACAAAGTGGAAGAACAAAGTATTCAATGGGATTATATCACTGAGAAAAAATCTGTAGACCATCTTCATTGCAGTTTTTTATACAGAGCAGGAATTCATGACTACAATTTGGCGTTAAGTCCTGTGGGATTCAGAGAAGAAACATTGTTCACATGGGGGCTGAAACAAAAGGGTTATCAAATCTTCATTGTGCCCAATGTTGTGACCTGGCATTTGAAAAACCCTGTTGGTGGAATCAGGCAACATGAGGCGCTGATGTATCAGAAAGATGACGCCATATTCAGGAATCATTTGCATTATAGAGACAACACTATTGTTGTGCTTGACTGTGGTATGGGCGATCATGTTGTTTTTCAAAAAGTTCTTCCTTGGATAAAAAATCCAGTGGTGTTTTCCTGTTACCCAGATCTTGTTCCAGGTCGCAGCATTGGTGAAGCCCAACATCTATTTGGTGATATCAGTTATTTCAATGTGTATCAAAAAATGGAACAATGGGAGTGGAAAGACAGTTTGGAAAATGCCTACCGCAAGCTATATGGAGTTGACAAATGATTCTCATTGCGCCTTGGAGCAAGCAATTACGTAATGGCAGCCCTAACCCTAAAAATTATCCTCACTGGCATGATCTTGTCAAACTTTTGCCGTCGCCAGTTGTTCAAGTGGGCGTTGATGGGGAACTACAATTGGTGGAAGATTTCCGCAAGAATTTAAATTTGAAAGATCTAGCTCAAATAATTCAATCATGCAGCACTTGGATATCGGTTGACACATTTTTTCAACACTATGCCTGGAGTTTGGGAAAAAAAGGTGTAGTGATCTGGGGCCAAAGTGATCCCAAAATTTATGGACATGAAGAGAACATCAATCTTCTATTGGATCGGAGCTACCTTACACCCAATCAATTTTTGATGTGGGAAATGATTCCTTACCGAGATGATTGTTGGGTTGATCCCAAGACAGTTTTACAGCATGTTTTGAAGTTGGTGTAGCTAACAGAGCCAACCTTGGATAAATATGAGATAAGTTTTGTCTTAGGAACAAGAGTCAATGGCCAATACATCTCCAAAAATATTCAATCAATTACGTCCTGTCTCTGTTACACCAGTTCAGTTATATAATGTACCAGCACAACGTCAGGCACAGGTAACAATCTTTGTGGCAAATCAAGGTGGTGCAAGTGAATTTTTTAGGATAGCATTGGTACCTGATGGCCAAAGTTTAACTACAGCAAGATACATTGCTTTTGATACACCTTTGATTGGTAACGGTATATTTGCTGTAACAGGCATTGGTTTAGACTCTGGAGATAGTATTTTTGTCAAAAGTGCAAATGGCAATTTAAGTTTTACTGCCACTGGAATTGAATTTAGCCCGTGATCTGCACACTATACGGTAGCTTCCACAATGTTATTTTCAAATGTGTGAGATAATACCATTTCCCAATAATAAATCCATTAAAGTCAACAATCAGTTTGCAGTGGAACAAATTGAACCCACTGGCTATATTCCCGTTAAAAAAATTGACTTCACTTGCCCTTCGTGCCAAACTCAAACAAGTTTTTCGTTTAACAATATTATTTTTCGTAACTTGCAGTTTTATTGCAGCAAGTGTGGTGCCGGCTGGAAAGTAACAAATAAATTGTTTGCTACTGCTATTGACAAAGACAACAAAGCAAGAAATTATGACACACCCTCTGATAAATGACCTCGGTTCTGTTTCTTTCGAAGAGCTGGAAAAACGAAAAAGCAATATTTTGGGCAGAATGCAACGCTTGAGAAGCTGGGGACAAACCAGTAGTTTGATGTGGGACCAGTTTCAAAGCATTCTTGAAAGTTTGGAACTGGAGATGGAACAACGTCTGCATAAAGAAGACAGTGCCAAAGATGCATCAAAACATGTAATAGTGAATACTGACCCTCTTGAAGAAGAGTTAGATGATTTGGCCAAACAAAAGCGCGGACCCAAACAATATACTATACTGTAATTATGACAGACGATCTTGTGGTTTTTGACCAAGAAGGAACTCCTTTTGTGAGCAAACAGGGAATAGTGGAATTGGCATACCAAAACAAACTGGACAACATTTTTGAGTGGCAGGATTCGCCAGCCAAGCTGGCTTTCTTGCAGCAATGTGAAAAATTGGATTCATGGCCTATTCCCAATCATAAAATTGACCCTCAAAACAGAGACTGGTTTACGCCTCAAGAATACAAAAACATTGATTTAAAAAACTATTGTTTGACACGATGCACAAATAGAGAACAAGAACAACGAGCTCTTTTGGAACTGGCAATTATTACAAGGCTTAAATCTGAACCAATTTTCCAACATCTGATTTATCTTGTGGACACTTGGAGAAGTCAGGGGTTGGTTTGGGGTGTGGGACGAGGTAGTTCTGTAAGTTGCTTCGTTTTGTTCCTTATTGGCGTCAATAAAATCAATCCACTAGACTATGATCTTGACTACCAAGAATTCTTCAAAATTAAATACGAACTTTGAAGTCAACAAGGAATTTATAATGGCTGGACATTTTCGACGTCAACACAGAAGCATGCGTGGAGAAATTATAGATTTTTCTGCACTGAGCTTACAAAACCAAAATCAAATTGCGCTAGGCAATGCTCGGATGAATGCCAAGGGTGATATTCTTGGAGAAGGAGGCATTGTTTTGAAAACACAAGAACAAGTTGAAGCAGAATGGGCTGCTGCAAGGGCAATGACGCAATCTTTCACCACTGATATCAAAAGCGAAGAACCTTTGTCACGAGCTGCTCCACCTCCAATGCCTACACCTAGGGCTGCTGCTATTCCTGATGTAGAGTTTCCCACCATCCAGGATCTTGTGGGCACAGGAGTAATAACACCTACACCCAAGAGAAAGATAGTTGATAAAGATGACTGATTTGGAACCATTTGATTGGCACACACAAGGAGAGATTCGGCCACTGCCATCTCGTGTGCTTGTGCATAACATGGAACATGGCGAGCGTCGCACGAAAGCAGGCATTATTATTGGGGATGACGACGGCAAAGATCGCGGAGTACGACCACGTTGGGCTACCGTTTATTCTGTAGGTAGTGAAGTATCCGATGTGAAAAAGGGCGACCGGGTTTTGATTTCGCATGGCCGCTGGAGTCGTGGTGTAAGTGTATCCCACCCCAACGGTGAAATCACAGTAGTGCGAATGGTTGAACCTGAAAGCATTCTCCTTGTAGAGGACTGTTGACACAGCCTTCTCCTCCCAGCAAACTCATCAAGTAAAACTGCATGAGGACTAGATGAGCAAGAAGCTTTGGGTTCAAAAATATCGACCAAACAGTCTCCAAGACTATGTTTGGAGCAACAGTGCACAAAAAGCTCAAGTTGAATCTTGGGTAGCTGAACGGCATTTGCCAAACTTGCTCCTAATTGGGCATCCAGGTATTGGTAAAACCGCACTGGCTATGATGCTGATGCAGGAGCTGGGCGTAGATAATTCAGATATCAAGTTTGTGAACGGAAGTACAACCAACGGTATTGACTTTGTTCGCGATCTTGAAAACTTTGTATCCACAATGCCCATGGGTGAGTTTCGTTATGTGATTATTGATGAGGCTGACGGTTTAACCGCAGCCGCTCAAAGCGGCTTACGTAATATGGTTGAAACCTACAGTGATGGAGCACGCTTTATCCTTACTGCCAATTATGGTCACAAAATCATTCCTGCGCTGAAAAGCAGGTGTCAAACATTTGAAATCCAAAGCCTTGAACGCGATCAGTTTGTGGAGCGCATTGCAACAGTTCTCATGAGTGAAGGCATTGATCTTACAGAACATAATTTTGAGATTCTGGATGATTATGTAAGTGCGTGCTATCCTGATCTTCGTAAGTGCATCAACATGCTGCAACAAAATTGCATCAATCAAACACTTACACGACCAGGTGAAGGTACAGCCAGTGCTACCAGTGACTATGTTGTGCAAGCTGTTGGGCTGTTCCGGGAGGGCAAAATTCTCGAAGCTCGGAAACTGCTGGCGCCCAAGCTACAAGGTGCCGAGTTCGAGGAAGCTTATCGGTTGCTTTATCAAAATCTCAATTGGTGGGGATCATCAGATAAGCAACAAAATGCTGCAATTGTGATCATTGCCAATCGGTTACGAGATCATGCAATGTGTGCTGATCCTGAGATCAATTTCAGTGCAGCACTGATTGAACTCAGCCAAATTGCCAGTGAAGGTTAAGCTCGCACAATAACATTCCAAGTTCCTACCAATGGTAGGAAACTTGCTAACACAATTGAACAACTGCTGGTGCTGGTTAGTGTTATGCTATCAGGTGATATTACCTCACTCAAATTGTTGCTCACTTGCACTAAAACAATTTTTTGTCCGAGGTTGTGTGTAACAGTAAGTGTTCCTGCTACTAAGTCAGCTGCCACAAAGCTTTGACGGAAAACCAACCCCACAGTGGGTATGATTACTGGGCTTGTTCCTGAATCCAAAAGAATTGGTCCAGCAATCACATCACCTGTTAACAAAATTGCCTTTGCTTGCAGATTCTCAATCTCTGTTTTGATTGTGGCAAAATTGTCTCTAAAGCCTTTGGAACTTTGATCAATACCAGGAACTGGAAAATTTGGATTTACTCTGCTGATAACTGCCATTAGGTTTCAACCTGTAATAGTGTAATTGTTACTGTGATTGCTGTGGAGCCACCACTCAAGTTGGTCACTGCTATGGGTATAAGTGTAGTGGCTGGCGATTCATTACTAAACCCAAATGGTGCTGGGCTTAACAATTTGGTTTCAGCACCAGAGGTTGTGATTTCAGTAATAACACCTCCGTAAGAAGGGGGAGGAGCAGGAAGCACTCTACTTGCATCAGCTGTGCGGGAGGCCACATCAGTGTAGATTCTTACCCAACAAGCGGCTGACACAGTTATTTTGTAAATCGCATACCCTTTGAAGCCAGTAAGGGAGTTGTTGCTGGTTGCATCATCAGCCAATACTGACGTTGTTACGCTAGTTGTGGTGCGGCTGTATGTTGTAGCTGTAGCTGCATTGACTGTTGCTATTCCAGCAGCCAAAGTTGTGCTTAAGTTTGTGTTGAAATTTATGGTTGTGGCCGAGCCCAAAGGGGCACCTGCTGCTTGAATCTGCAATGCAGCAGTGCCTGTTGGACCAGTTGTGCCAGTGTTTCCCAACTGGCCTGTGGGCCCAGTTCTGCCTGTTGGCCCTAGTGGTCCTGTTGTTCCAGTGTCGCCAGTAGGACCGGTTGGGCCAGTTGTGCCTGTTGTGCCTGTGGGACCAGTCTCACCAGTAGGACCGGTTGTGCCTGTTGGCCCAGTATCTCCCGTAGCCCCTGTATTCACCGCAGTTCCAGGAACACCTGTTGGACCTGAAGGACCAGTGTCTCCCATAGGCCCAGTTGGTCCTGTAACACCTGTGGCTCCTGTAGGGCCAGTGGGACCAGTAACCCCTGTTGTTCCAGTTGGGCCAGTCACACCAGTTGGACCTGTTGGGCCAGTAACTCCTGTTGTTCCAGTTGGCCCTGTAACACCAGTGGGACCTGTGCCTTGTGGCCCAGTAGGGCCTGTTGTTCCTGTTGGACCAGTCACGCCTGTTGGACCTGTAGCTCCTATTGCGCCTGTTGAACCAGTAATACCTGTGGGCCCAGTTGCGCCTGTATTAGTAGCAGTTCCAGGAACACCTGTGGGACCAGTGTCACCTTTCACACCCTGTGGACCTTGAGGACCCGGCACAAAGCTTGCCGGTCCTGTTACACCTGTTGGACCAGTTATACCAATGCCAGTGGGACCAGTACGGCCTGTGGGACCAAGAATACTCTGGCCAGTGGGGCCTAACAATGCAGGACCAGTTGGTCCTGTATGGGTTACCCCTGTTGGCCCAGTAGCACCTTGAGATCCAGTTATGCTGTTGCCTTGTGCACCAGTGTCTCCAGGGGGGCCTTTGATTTGGCCTACATTTGTCCAATTGAGACCAGCCCAAACCCAAAGATTGCCTGTGCTGGACTCCACATATGCGTCACCAAGAACAGCAGAACCAGCACCTGGCCAGCCGGGAATTTGATAATAAAAGAGAACCGTGCCAATTATTCTCACACCGGTACCAGCGGAGCCTGTGGGACCTTTTTCTCCGCTGGGCCCCGTAATCACACTAGGGGCACCAGTTGGTCCTTGAGATCCAGTTGGTCCTGTAACTCCTTGTGCTCCAGTCAAGCCCAGAGGACCGGTCGAGCCTGTGGAACCCGTTTCACCTTTGCTGCCTGTGTGGCCTGTGGGACCTGTGCGACCTGTGGGACCAATTTGTCCTACTACACCTTGTGGTCCAGTTAACCCTGATGGGCCTGTTGCTCCAGTGTTTGTTGCAATGCCAGGAGCACCTTGTGGTCCTGTTGTTCCCGTAGCACCTTTTTGTCCAGGTGCACCTGTAGGTCCTTGGGCACCTGTGTTTGTTGCACTGCCCTCAGGGCCTGTAACACCTGTGGGACCAGAAGGACCGGTAATTGTGCTGGCGGCACCTGTGGGCCCAGTGAATCCAGTGGGACCTGTGGCACCAGTATTGTATGCAATGCCTGGAAAGCCTCTAGGTCCTGTGCTGCCTGTGGGACCTGTGTTAACGGCTGTGCCAGCAGGTCCTGTGTATCCTGTGGGACCACCGGGCCCAGTATCTCCTGTGGGACCGCCTGGTGTTCCTGCAGGGCCTGTGGGTCCCGGCAAGAGCACAGCATCTTGTAGATTGGAGATTTCAGTTGCAGCAGTGTCAAGATTGGTTTTGATACTGGTGAAATTGTCTCTGAAGCCTTGGCTGGGATTATCAGCGTTCTCTACAGGAAAATTCTCATTGATACCAGAGGTGTCTATGTTACTTGTCATGGGCCATCACAAAAATATCTGCGCTATTTAACAGATCATTACGCCCAGGGTTTGCCAAAATTCAGGATCCAATTTCTTGAAAACCTACTGGATACTATTGATGATCTTTGGTTGAAGACAGTGCTGTAATAATCAAAAATGGTTTGATTTTGATCAAAAACCACTTGACCAAACGGAATGTTATTGTTGTTGACAAAGTCAAATTGAGTTGTGAACTCATCGAAGTATGTGGAGTTGTCGTCAAAAATTGTTTCACTTGCAGGTTCATACTCTATCATCTGAGTCTGATCCACGTCCCAAGTCATGCAATCCAGATCAAAAGTTGTGGTGCCAGTCCAAACTATGCCTTGAACCGTTAACTCCAATTGTTTTACTTCAATCTCTGTGCCATCATAAGGGTTCACAGGAAAGGGATTGGTTTTATACCAAGTGGCCCCAGCGTCAGTTACTTCAGCCAATGGCACACTCAAAACATACCCTCGAGCCCATAACTCTTGCCAAAGGGGCAGTAGTTCTGTTCCCTGGAAGTTTAAAAATGCACCTTGTTGATATCCTTGGCCAGGATTCAGCACATTCACACTTGTTACTCCTAGGTCAAACAACACCGCAAAGTTTTTAGAACCAATGAAGAATGTGATGTTGCCTTTGGGAAAATGAGAAAAAACACCACTGGACAGGATTTCAATCTCAGTTACTCTACCTATGTTATCAACCTCTGATACTTTTATAGTGCCAAACTGATTGAGAACACTTGTGCCGTTTGTGACTTCAAATTCTTGGCCCACAACAAATCCAGGTGTTGAGCTGGCAATTGTTCCGCTTTGCAAACCCAGATAGGCCTCAACTAATGCACCTGATCCTTCTCCAATTACGTTGACTTTTGGTTGACTATAATATCCGGTACCAGGCGCGTTGACAAAAACGCCAGTTATTGCCCCGCTGCTTAAATTTACACTAGCTGTGGCTTGAGCGCCTGAACCTTTGGCATTGGAAAAACCAAACACACTGGTTGTAGTTTGTCTTATGTTGTATATGCTGGCTGGGAATGCCTGATTTGGCCCTTGTATATTTTGTTTTAGCCAAGTAACTTGGTTATCTTGGATAGGAATTGGCCCAACAGGCCCCAAACCACCCACAGGGCCCAAACCACCTGCACTATAACCTGAATTTTGTGCCGTCAAAAGCAGATCCTGATTCAGTACAGTTTGTTGGGATTGATAGTTGTGCTGTGGATACCATGGCAATGGCAACAATCTACTGGTTACATTGTTGGGAAATGCTGCAACTTTCCACACCACAGATCCGTCATCCCCTGGCCCCCGGGGTTCAGGAAAATCGCCGCTTGTGCCGCCAACTATGGCCACCAGCTGCAATCCACTGCTGGTACTTACCCTTTCATTTAAGCTGAAAACAGTGAAAGGACTCCATGCTTTCACACTGTTGGAGTCTTTCACAGCCACGAAAAGTGTTTGATATGGCAGCAACGGGTCTGTACTTACATACACATTACCATAACTTATTTTGAATTCAGTCAAATAGTTGCTTATTACGTCTCGTACACTTGCAACATTTTGATAATTTAAACCATTTATAACTTGCACTGATGGATTGTCATTACGGCTCCAGTTTTTGTCAGCCTCGCGAAACAAATATTCAGGAGGCATCAAACTGCTGCTGTTATTGATAATAAAATCCAGTTTATTTGTTCCTGTGATGGGAATTTGAATACTCATAAAGTGTTCAAGATTTTGGCTGTCTACAGTCAACTTAAACCAGCGAGCCACGATGTCTGTGCCATCACTAGCACTTACTTCAAAATAATAGGTTTTGGACACAGCATGGTATTCCACAAAACCACTGAGCATTCCTGTGGAACTTACTACAATTGTATATGGTGGAATGTTGCCTCCACTTAAACCATACTGGATACTTGCCCCGGGCCGATTGGTAATGGCTTGGAATTGTATGCTGCTGAATTCACCGTCTTTTATTGAACCCAAATCATTTGGGGTTTGCCACTCTATCTGCTGTGCATCTTTGGCTACTGTTACAAAGAAGTTTTGTGATACTGAGTTTGTTCCATCGCTTGCAGCTACTGAGAAAGAGTAGACTGTTGTGCTGGGAACATTTGGTGCCTCTCCCCAAAGTTCTCCCAAAATGCCAATATTAAGCCAGGATGGGAGATTGGCACTGAAAAAGCTTACACTTTGGAAATCTGGTTCAAAAACCTGTAGCGGATAATTGAACTCTGTTCCTGGAACAACTGATCCCAAGCTACCGGCAGGTGTAACCCATATGGGTGCATGAGGGGGGCTTATCAACCCCACTTGAAACACACGAGAAATGTTTTTGGTATCTGTGTATGCCAACACTGTAAAATTGAGATTATCAATTGTGCCAGGGGCTACTTGATTCCATACTGCTGCTTGTTCCACATATTTCCAAACAGTTGGGTAGCCGTCTGGAATAGCGCCACCTGTGCCAGTGGGGCCGCCTGCTGGGGCGCTGAATCCACTTGTAATACATACATAGAGTTTTCCAGAATCGTTTGATACAATTTGGTTTACAATATAATATGTGTTTGGCTGCCAGGGTGGGTCAGTGCTGTCAACAATATTACTTCCAGGCACATACGGTCCATTGGCCAAGCCGCTTTTGCCTGCTATGTTGCACTTATACAAATATCCATTGTTGAACACATAATCCAAAACAGTGTAGCTGGTGGTGGGTTTCCAACTCAAATCCACAGTGACCAATCCTGTTCCAGCTTCAATTGAAACACCTTGGGTCCAGGAAATAATGGGTGGAAAACTGTAGGTAATGGATTTTAACGGATTGTTTTGTGCAGTCACAACAAACTTTTGTGGCTCAAGGGAGTAGTAATACCCCAGCACATTATTGTTGCTTGTTATCCATTCCAAAACATCAATGCTATTAGTTGCAGTAATATAAAAGGTACGATCGGCTGAAAAGGTGCCATTGTTAAGACGCAATGTGAACCCAAAAGTCTCTGTGCCCACAACTCCTGATATTTGCCCTTTGATTTGAACTTGGGCACCCACCAATTCCAATCGTGTACCAGGAGGTAAGGCTCCATTTATGGGAGGAATACTTACCGTACAAGGCTGATTGTTTGTTTCCCCGTAGGAGAGAATTTCTGGGTTACTGCTGTAGCTGTAGCCTTCACTTCTGCTTGAGAGTTCACCTGCTGTAACCCAAAAAGGATAAGACGTCATTGGTAATCCATTGTGTTTGATTACCAATATTTAAGACTATTGAAAAACCCAGGCTAGGGCAGCAACTCCACTGTTTTGATGTAATCAATTCTTTCTTGCCACATCAGCTTCAAAGTCACAAGATGTGTGTCGTCCACCAGGTATACTCTAGGCCAAACAGGATATGACGTGAGGTCGTTGGCACCTGGAACAAGTTTGTATCCCTCTTCATCCTTGAAAAATGTTTTGAGCCAATTCCATGTTTCATGAGTGGGATCGTATTTGAAATACACACTATATTTGTATTTGTTGAACAATAGGTTTTTTCTGACAATCACTAAATTGCGCACTTCCAATGACTTTTCATGGTCAGAATTCAGCGGCTGAGTAATTTCCAACACTTGTGAAGAAAATTGCCCAATCAGTGCGTTTTTGTCTTGAGCATTTGATGTGTAAACCATTTGATGATACTCAAGACCATTGTTGGTTTTTATGAAGTGGTCTTTTATTATGAAAGCATCTTGAAAGTTGTCTTTGCACCAGTTGTGCAAAACAAAAACTTCAGCTGGCTTTGGATAGCCATATGTATAACGTTTTTTACTTGCAACGATAGTTGATACTGTGATTTTGGTAGAGTACTTTCCAAAAAACAGTTTGCTTGAATAGTTGGTTTTGATCATAAATTTTAAAAACTCACACTTTTTCCACAGCCGCAAGTGCCTGAAACCTGGGGATTGGTCCAAACAAATTGTTGGCCAAACTCATTGTTTTCCAATCCAAGAGTGCTGCCCAGTAATTTCATGACACTGTTGGATTTGATTGCCAAAAAGCCGTCCTCCAGATCAATTGTTTCGTCAAACTTGCCCAGTTGTTCCCGATTACACAGCTCATAAACATAACTATGCCCTGAGCAGCCTTTGTTGTCAATGCTGACCAAAAACACCTTTTGTTCGCTATTTTTTAAGATTTGATTTATATGTTGCTCAGCAGCAGTGGTCAAAGAAATTGCTTTTTTCATTTCAATAATGTTTCCAACTTATCCCAATTCACAACGTTCCAAAACTCTTGAAAAAACTTTTCCCTATTGAAATCATAATCCACTGTGGTGTGTTCCCAAAGATCAATAGCCATAGCAATACCTGGTTTCAAAACGTGATTCTGTATGGTTTGTATTTGAAGATCTTCCATTATCAATACCCACCCATTGCCTTGAATGCTCAAGGCTGATTCAACCACGGATTTTTTAAAGAGATCTAAGCTTTTGTGGGCAGCATTGATCTTTCTCATTAGGTCTGCACTGGGCTTGTTGTTTTTTGAATAGGGCTTGAGCAACGGCCAAAAGAAATCGTTATGCAACAATGCACCTGCTTTTTGAAACAAATTGCCAGTGGCTTTGTATTTTTTGAAATAATTTTTGGTTAACGTGTTGTAATGCACATCCACACTGTGCTCACTCATGGCAGGTTCAAGATCTTTTGTTTTGTAAGGCAGTGGGCTGATTTTGATAGGCTCAAGTTTGCTTGCAGCTTCCACTAAGTGGATATGCTCTCGTAGGCTCATGGAAGAATCCTTTTCAGTTATTTAAACCCCCTCAGTTTGCAAGATGTGCCAAGTGAATCTCTCCAGCATCATTGTGGGAAAGTCTGGCCACTCCTGTATTACATCCTCGTAGACAACTTGCTTATATCCTTTTTTCAGCTTGGCTTGCTTGCCACGTTGTGTGCTTATCATGCCTTCCCAGGCTACACCATGAGTTTTGAAACTGCTGCTGCCTTTCCAAGCACACCAGAAAACGTGCCAAGAGTCATTGTTGAGACGGAAACGCCCCCAAAGTTTATCACTTCTCTCATCCCTAATCTGGAAGATTTCCAGGAGTGTGATTGAATCAAACATACTTATGATTTGTCAACAATGTGCGTTATGTCAAAGGGAAGTTTGTGTGGCTTCACAATACCTCGTTGCATAATGGAAAAGTCCATGGTTTTGGGTTTCCAAAAATCTTTTATACGGGGCAATGCCATTTCTGGATCAGCTTGTCCACACATAAAGATATCAATCGCAACCATAGATGCTTCCGGCCAGGCATGCCATGAAAGATGACTTTCACTAAGAACTACTACACCAGTGGTTCCGGCACCTTCTCCAAAATGATGACAATGTTTGAACAAAACAGTGGCACCTGCATCAACACAAGCTTGAGAAAAGCACTCAACAATTTCACTTTCTTGAGAGTGGTTCACTACACCCCACAAATCCACAATCACATGTTTACCAGCATAAATTCCTGTTTCACTTTTGATGAAGTGTTCAAAAATGTTCATATTTTACCAGTCCCTTGTTGTAGGATTATTTACTATGATTATCTTTGTAGGAAAGATAGAGCTTTGGAGAGACCATCCTTATCAAGTCCGTGATCAGGATGTGTTCTCACATAATTGGTTTTCAAATACAAGATTGCTGGGTTGTCATCTATAGCCACCCAAGTGTCAATCTCGGGATGATCAGCAATCCAGTTCAAAACTTCTTGACCCCGATTGGACCCTTGCTGTCTAGGAGTCATGTAATTTCCTTCACTGGGGTCGTCGTATTCAAAAATACATGAAGGATCAACGCCGTTTCTCAAAAGACAATTGCTTATAGCACTGATGCTGTTTCCGTCCGCCCAGCTGGTACTGAGAACAATTTCAGCATGACTCTGCTTCAACAGCTGATTCAAATTCGCCACACAATCGGTATTGAAGATTACTTTTTGTAGGTAATTGGAGGTTGACAGTCCTTCAGCTGCTTGTGCTCTTGCATCAGGATCGGGCAATAGCACACCATCAAAATCCAAGAATACTATTTTGGTCATCGCTTGTTCCCTTGCACTAGAGCCATATTTAAGTTAAGCTCATATGTTATAGGGGTAATTTTCATATGTCACATAAATGGAATCAGAGGTGGTTACGGCTGGCACATGAAGTGGCCAGTTGGAGCAAGGACGAGATCAAAGTTGGTGCTGTGATTTTTGATCAAAATCGAAATCCAAGAGGTTTTGGTTACAACGGTCCCCCACGCAATATTCTTGACACTAATCCGCAAGTGTGGCAAAAGCCTCACAAAAATTGGTTGTTCGAGCATGCTGAAAGAAACGTAGTATATGCATGTGCACGAAATGGCATCAGTTGTGATAACTGCACCTTGGTAGTTACACACTGGCCCTGTTGTGATTGTACTCGAGCTATTATTCAAAGTGGTATCAAGAGTTTGATCGTGGATGAGGCATGTTTGGATCCCACAGGCACATTTTATCAAAAATGGCAAGAACAAATACAAGTGAGTCAAAACATGTTAAACGAAGCTGGCGTCAAGTATGAAACAACCGTTATAAATAGAGAAAACGATGACTGAGGAAATCTCCATGAGCGATCTAGGAAACGCAATGAAAGTTGTACTAGCAGACACTTTCACCATGTATATGATAGCGCACAAATATCACTTCAATGTGGAAGGCCGTGATTTTTACGAGTATCACAATCTATTTCAAAAAATTTACGAAGAGCTTTGGGCATCAGTTGATGACATCGCTGAAAAGATTCGGGCACTAGATGAGTATGTGCCTTTCAACTTTGGCCGTTTGAGTGAACTAGCTACAGTTGATGATGACAGCAAGATTCCCACCAGCAGTGCAATGATCAGCAAGCTGTTGGAAACGAACGATCAAGTAATATCTAGCCTCAAAAAAGCTGTTGAGCAAGCTAAAATTGCCAACGATGAGGGGGTGATAAATTTCCTCGGCGGGCGCCTGGAAAGTCACGCCAAGCATGGTTGGTTTTTGCGTGCCTCAACAAAACAAAACCGTGAATAATTGAATCTTTACAAGTGAGCTCACAAATTATGGTGAGCTCACGTTGTCTTTTTGTAAAAGTGCTATTCCCACAAAACCATTTTGAAACGTTCTTTGCCAATGCCAAAAAATTGGCATTTCCAGTCGCTTTGTTCAAAAAATTCAAGTGAATGCCATTCATCCTTGCGCCGTAGCATGCTTTGCGCTGCATCCACCCAATCAATACTTTGAAACTTTTGTTCATGCCACTGCCTTTGTGCATCTACTTCTGCATAGCTGAATCCATCAAATTCATAATGCAAGATTTCAAATACATTGCCTTGTTCATCAGCCCAGTCTATACTGAAGTCAAATCCCCACTTAGGGCGTATTTTAACAACTTTCCAAAACAAAGGTGTGTGTTTGGCCCAATTTTCCAGTTGCTGTCTTGCTTCTCCAAGAAACCCTTTTCTTTCAAATAACAAGCTGTGATTCAATACAGCACCTCTATCCAAGGGCGGCTGTGAAAACCAACTTTTTCTCAGTGCTATGTGGTGGTGATTCCTATGAACCGATGCCCAACCATTGTTGGATTTGCTGTATAACAGTTCCAGTTGGCTGAGATCGTATCCATTTTGGTCAAATAATTCAACAGTGTCTAGTGCAGGTGGTTCAGGTTGGTTGATTGGCACAGTCCAGTAAGGGTTTGGATCAAAAGTGTTGCCTTCAAGACGTAAATGTAGCATGGTGTGGGTCATCTTTCAAAATTGACTATTGCTCACTAATACGGTGAACTAGTGTGAGATTTTTATTATTCACCCTTTCAAATATACTATTATTCTGACAAAATATCCTACAGCTATTATTGGCCATAGCAGCTGAAAAAACACTTGTTCTGACAATTTTCCAAAAAACAAAAAAATAGCCAAAACAAAGCATATTACAAGCCAACAGTCATAAATCTTTTTGATCCAATTTTGTTGCAAGAACGTTTGTTTGAGTTCAAGTAGTATATGCATTTTGTAGCCTAGTTCGTTATCAGTATTTATCAACTCAAATCCACACTTCCACGAAAACAATAAATAGGGCTAGCTTTTTGGTGAACAAGATTATGGAAACTGGCAAACTTAACGTACTGGGCTCTCTTGATGTAAGTAACAACACCTCTGCACTTGGTTTGCCTCAAGGTTCAACACTTGAGCGCCCTACTGGTGTTGCAGGTATGGTGCGATACAACACTGATTTGGGCTGGGTGGAAACTTTTGACGGCACTGTTTGGGTGCCAATAGGCATTGTTGGCGCAACGGGATTTACTGGGGCAGTAGGACCAACAGGTCCTAATGGTGGACCATCCGGACCAACTGGTTCTACTGGCGCCAAAGGTTCAACAGGAGCACAAGGACTACAAGGCCCTACTGGGTCAGCAGGAACGGCTGTTAACACTGGTGCTACTGGACCAACAGGCAAAACTGGACCAGCTGGGCCTACTGGTACACCAGGAACTGCTGTTAACACTGGTGCAACAGGCCCATTGGGCAAAACTGGGCCTCGTGGCCCTACAGGTGTGCCTGGCTCAGCTGTTAACACCGGGGCAACTGGTCCAACAGGCAAGCCTGGCCCTACTGGTTCTCAAGGCATTCAAGGTGTTCCTGGGTTTGCTGTTAACACAGGAGCGACAGGCCCTACTGGTCCAACTGGCGTGCCTGGGTCTGCTGTTAACACTGGCGCAACAGGAGACACTGGTCCCACAGGTTCCCTAGGACCTACTGGTCCTCAAGGTGTAGATGGCACCGCAGTGAATACAGGTGCAACAGGCGATACTGGGCCTTTTGGTCCAACAGGGCCTCAAGGTGTAGATGGCACCGCAGTGAATACAGGAGCGACAGGAAATACTGGGCCTACTGGTGCCCAAGGATACACTGGTCCAACAGGAGAAACTGGTGATACTGGTCCTTTTGGGCCCACCGGACCCACCGGTCCCACAGGCGACATTGGTCCTACAGGCACTACTGGTCCTTTTGGGCCAACAGGGCCCACAGGGCCAACAGGCCTACCTGGAACAGCAGTTAACACTGGAGCAACAGGCCCTACCGGACGCACAGGGCCAACAGGTCAAACAGGCCCTGCAGGTGCCTCGGGACTTTCAGGTCGTAGCGGCTATTCAGGTGCAAGCGGCTGGAGCGGACGTAGCGGATATTCTGGCCTTAGCGGTGTAATTGGGTTTAGTGGCACAAGTGGTTACAGCGGGCTGAGCGGTGTTAGCGGATTCAGCGGATATAGTGGCTTTAGTGGTTATAGTGCGTTGAGTGGCTTCAGTGGCTACAGCGGATTCAGTGGCTACAGTGCTATAAGCGGATACAGTGGTTGGAGTGGATACAGTGGCAGTGCTGCAACATATGGGCTGCGCACAGTAATAGTGCTTACAGGTGGTGCTACAGTAGCCTCACCTTATACTTTGACTGGTAATGATGATATTGTGATCATAGACAAAACTGTGGGCAGTGCTAGTAGTGTGGTGCTTCCACCCAGCCTGCCTGGGCGGTCAGTTTTGATCAAAGACGGCAAAGGAGATGCAAGCTCTAACACAATCTTGATCACGCCCGCAGCTGGTAACATTGATAATCAGCCATCCTACACTTTGAACACAGACAATGGCTGGGTTCAAGCAGTTTATGATGGAACTCAATGGAGAATAATCGGCTAGAGAATCAAGGACGACGCTTGCCCAGCTCTGTCATCTTGAGATTGCCACTGAACTGATAGCCACCCTTATTATACAGGGGCATTACCTGGCTTTTCTTGGCCTCAGCCGCACGAAGAGCAGCTTTTTCGCGCTCAATCATCGCAGGGTCATCATACTGTTTCTGCCACTCGCTGTCAAAAACACTTCGCTTGGCACCACCAGGAGCAAACCCATTGCTGCATGCAGGCGTATTTCGATCCTTCACCAAATCCAGCTTCAGCTTGCGGCTTTTGGTTTGCGTTTTGCTGGCCAGCTGCTCAGGATGCACGCCATTCTTTTTCAACCATTTTTCATGTTCAGCTTGTGCCTTCACCTGTTGCGGTGTTTTCTTCCGCTTGGTGTTGCCGTTAGTGTTGATGAAAGCTGGGAGCAGATGCATTGTCATATCAATAATCTACACAGTTACGTCGCAGTGTCAAACAAAAAAGTGGGTTGCAACTTTTGGCTGCAACCCACTGTCACCTATTCAAAGTTGCTGGTGTTCAGGTTTAGTGACACCAGTAGATAATAAAATAGTCTGTTGTTTTCAACAGACTATTTATCCCGCTCAAGCCCGCCGAGAAATCTTCTTGGTGTTCCGAACCAGCTGGTACTTCACAGCTCGCTGGCCATCCTTACGAACATACGGAACAGTGGTGATGTTAACCCCATCTACACGAAGCTCGTGCACTCGTGCCCGAAGATTTTGGATACCAAAGCGAGCGCGAGCTTCCAGTGCAGTGAGTGTTCGGCCAGCTTCGAGATAGTTGAAGACCTTTTCAGTTTGTGTCAGCATGCAGTTTCTCCTCAAGTATGCTTACTGTTGTCTAGCATACTTGAGGAGTTTTTTGTGTCAACAAACTTTTTTTGACAGGTTTAAGCAGGTTCTGCCGCAGCCTCTGAAGCCGGGGCAGCAACCTTGGCTTTGGCGGCTTTGGCGGCTGGCTTGGTCTTGGAAGTGAGGTGAAAATTGTGCCGAGCTACTAGATCTTGCACAACCTCGGCCTTAACTGCATCTTCCTTGTTCATAGGCCCAGGAAGCTTCACAAATTCAATGTTTGTGAACCCCAGGCGTTCCATGCTCTTGATTCGAAGATCAATGTTGCCATTGGCATACTTGAGCTTGGTACGGTTTTTCATGGTAGAGATACCAACATAAGTAAACACTCGATCAGTCATTGTTTGACTCCTTTCTGTTGCAGCAATGCCCAAAAATATACAGCCAAAAAAATTGGCGTCAACCACTTTTT